ATATCCTTAAAATGTATTCAAACTCGGCGACAATTCACCAATCAATTCACGTTCCCTTTGGTATGCCGGCTTTCTACCACGTACCACTTCAATCACCTCGTACCGCAAGGGCAACTCAGGATTGTCCCGCAGAAAATTACAGAAGGTCCAGTCCTTGTTTTCGGTCTTGGCACGGCTTAGGTGCTTCTGAACCCGTACCTTTACAGAACGAAGAAAAGCACGTCCGTTAGCAACAGTAAGGCCGACATAAGCATCACCAGTTTCAGGACTTTCAATTCGGTAGAGGATATAATTTCGGTCATTGCGTTTTTTTCTCATCATGGTTGGATTATACAGCCTTCCTGCCCAATTGTCAAGAGCCTAGTCCCACTCAGATTCGTATTCTTTAGTATACATTTCACCCATGGCCATTAGATTGGCTATCACAGATTCCCATACGGCATCCGTCTCAGCCTCTAAGGTCTCAACGGCAATTTCAGCACACAGCAGGTTTACTTCTCTATCACTCAGCATCATTAATTACTCCAAAATCAGCAATAATATCATCCTCGTCCACTAGCACAACGCTACGGATGGACTTCAGGCTTGCAACATAGAATGGCTCAGAGGCCACTTTATATTGTACCTTACCGCCATACTTCACACGGCTTTCAAGTACCACACCCTCGAAGCGGGTATCACAATATACAGCCTTAACTGTAGAACCATCTTTATTCCAACCCATCAGGAGCTCCTATAACTATTCATCAAACCGGACACCAACCATCCTATACTATTGCCGACACTTTGTCAAGAGCTTTCGAGCCCAAGACTGCCTCGTCAAGCGTAAAAATCAGAGGTAAACATAAGGGCCTCGTAAACAGCCTCACGCACCACCGTGTCCATAGCCTCACCATATCTTATCTCAGAGCTGGCAAGGTTACGCAACATCGGCATTACCTCTTGCCAACCAAGATTCCATTTCATGGCAAACTGGACAATTTCGTCCACTTTTTGGTCGCCAATAGGGGTGAACATTCCGTAACTTTTCATTTTCTTGCTTTCAGGTACTCTTGCATCAATTCTTCCAGTGACTTTTCATCATAAGCTTTCACACAGGAGTGTTGCTCAAAAACAACATTACTGAAGAATTTTTTATCACAGGTTTTGCACTTGAATTTCATTTCTTGCTTTCTCAATCTATGGATCCATTATAACAGGATATGCCGATTTGTCAAGGTAATACTATGGTTCTCAGTTTTTTTGGTCAAGTATTGTGTTGCGTGGATACAACAGCGGCCAGCGGTGGCTCTTGACAATTGGCGGAGCTTCGAATATAATGGCTCCATGATTCGAAGCGGAGCGGGGTGGACGTGGCGAACGACCAGGCCAAATAGCTCTTGACTTTTCGGCGATTATGTGTTAGAAGTCTGGCGTATAACCATCGGGCATTTCGTATATTGTCGGAATGTCCACAGTAAATTCTTCTATAGTTACAGGTGGTGCCTCGTTTACTCTCAAGGCATTTACTCTACGATTATTCACAGAGGCACTCGCAATGCCTTCAGGCGTAGTATAAAACTCTCGTAGGCCCTCAGAAATTTTCTCTTTTACTCTACTAGGTTTAACCGTGAATAGTTGGGCACATCTCGCACAGCAGTATTCACCACGTTTTCGGTGACTCTTTTTACAGGTTGGACATTGTTTCTCTTTATATACGCCTGGCATGCTGGCACTCCCGTTGATTTACTACCTACTTATCTACAGGATATACAGAGTTATCCACAGAGGATTTTCTTCTTTTATGGGAATATTTGGCATCTTCAAACGATTTGGCATCTTCATCGCTCAAACATTTTCCATATACACCGTTCATCCATCCTTTTACTGGTGGCCAATCTATCCCTATTATCTTTAATTGTTTACTTGTCCATCCACCAGCATCGGTTCTATGCTCTTGCAGGTACTCATAGGTGATTGTCTTACTCATATTTCTAGATATTTTTCTTTTATATGCTTCTTAATGGCATTACCATATCTCCAAAGACTCTCACCAGTACCTTTCATGTTTTCTTCTATATACCGTCTTAAATCATACTTAGATACAGGTTGTATTTTCTTACCCTTACAACGGGAGAGATAACTGGCATAACATGAGGTGAGTTCGGTTTGTTCCCATCCTTCTAGGCCTGTATTGGCATGTAGGTTATCTTTCTTTTGTTGTTTTCTATGAATTTCTAAAGATATATGGATTCTCTCACTCATTAGCTTATTTTTGTTTCTTATATGCCATTCGAGAGTCCAGTTTAGCATAGAGCCTTTTTCTATATTACAATCACCACATAATATTTGTAGGTTATTTGGGTCTAGTCTTTCTTCAAAAAAGTGGCGTATTGGTCTAATATGGTCTACATGAAGGTTATCTTCGGAACCACATACAGGACACATAGGTGTTAATTCTTTTTTGACGCTGATTCTAAGGTCTTTCCACTCTCGGGAATTATAAAAATTATGGAGGGTACTCTCAAACTCTTTATCGGAATAATCATTCTTTACCCTGATAGGCAAGGTCGTTTCGGTTCTTTCAGTCTGTACCTTCCCGCCACGTTTCAAAAAATCTTCTACCGACTCTTTCATCACCAACCACCATAAGAGCATTGTAGCACGTATTCCATAACCTCTCGTTGGCCTTCTATACCACGGTCATATACGGACAGAGGTGTTTCATCATTCCAATGTTTATTTGGTCCAGTCCACCATTTTTCTACTAAAGAGGTATCACCTAACATAGCAAACAAATAGCGATTAATGGTGAATTGGTCAGCACGTGCTCTTGCAAAGGCTTCTTGTTTCTCTATTGTGCTCAGACTATAGCCCTTGTCGGACATATGGTCGGCACCTTTTATCAGACTTTCGGTCAAAGTTTCAATGGTTCTTTTTACGTCACTATCTCGCATATTCACTCATAGGTTTGGTTCTTTGTCCGGCACAATAGGAACAGGTGGTTTGGCCATGGCCTCCATAATAGATTCATTCAGCGACTTGGCTGCACGGACTTTTGGTTTATTACCATCACGATAGGTCTCGGGTCGCATCCACTCTGGTAAATCATTCTCATCATCGGGCGGACCCCAATAGTTGTTATTCATGTAAATCCTCCATTATTAATCTTTGCCTTCATCTAACACATTAATCTTTGGTTGGTCGAATCGCTTCTCTTGGATGGTTGGTTCTTTGAATGCCTTGCGAGGATTCATACACATCACACAATTCGGATTGCCACAGTTCATAACATGTTTCTTCTCTAATTTATGCGGTTCTTTTACAGGCACACCATATGCCTTTGCTATCTTGACCTGTTTCTGAACCTTTGTCTCATCATCATGGAGACGTTTCGAATGTTTAAATTTATCATCTTCGTGGCTCATATCATTTCCTTATTAGAACGGAGGGTCTTTAGGATCAGCACCATACATCAGCATCATTGCATCGTAGGCACAGTCATCAACAGGGTTATGCTTAATCACTTTCGCATCAGCACTAAACCCTTTGTAGTTTACTGGACAATAACCATTGGTTGTGTTGTATAGTATATCTATGGCAGTTCGCACATCACGCCAACGGTTGAATGGCCAGATTGGTTTAATTTCTAATTGTTCTTCAAACGAATCAAGCACCAATTGGTCAAGGTTGCCACGTGCCCATACGTAGCACTGGTCATCTTTCTTAGATTCAGCCCACTTTCGCATGGCCTCATAACCATCTTCAAACTTAACATCAAGCATCTTATTTGGTTTCAAGGACTTGGCCTTCACTATGTCACATTGTTTAGCCCACCATTGCATGGTGGTTTTGCCAATCTTGCGGTCCAGTCGCCTTACTTGGTCTTCAACATCAAACTTAACGAAAAACGCCGAGTTGTATAAGTCCTCGTATGATGGTTTGGTCTCAGGGTCAAAATAGATTGCAGCCATTGACAATATCACCGAGTTGGATTCTTTACCCAACGTTTCAACATCAAATATAAACATTAGTGTATCGCCAATTCAGGATTATGTGGTTTCTTGTCAGCAGCTTCAATCAGTAGTTTTCTAAATTCGTCACCTGAACCCATGTAATCATTAGACAACATTAGTCTAGCAAGTGTTACTGAGCCAACCAATAGTGGGCCAAGTTGGTGTTTGGCCATCACCGCAGCAATATTGGCATCTATGTCCTCAACCAAGGCGTTTAGTGTATCTTCGTTCATTTAATATCCTTATTTAAGTCGGCTACGTCTTTGTCATCTCGCATCTCAATAAAGATAGGCAAGAACAGAGATATTTCACCTTGTTTGTTTACGATTTTTGCATTGTATTTTACGGCCACAATTTTACCAATGAGACTATCACGAATATTCCAAAACTCATCTCTATGAGCATCATTAAAGCCAGAACCAACGCTGACGGCCACACGCTGCCGGTTTTCATGTCTTGAAGCGCAAACCAAAGCTCCGAGTTTTCCAGCATATTTACCAGTGCCTTCTTCAACTGCGACAATTTCGAGGTCACACTCCAATTCGCCTTTGAATTTGATTTGGTGTTTTGCACGTTTGTTCTCCCAGATGCCTGTTTGTGATTTTAGGATGATACCTTCTTGACCTTCGTTTAAGTATTCTTCGAATATCTTTTGAGCAGCGTCAAGTGAATAAACCTCAGTAGTTTCAACAAGGTGTATTTTCTCAGGCAACGTAAAGGACTGGAGAGTTTCATATCGCATGGAATATGGCACTTCACATTTACCTTCGATAAAACCAACGTAAGGAATTACATCCCAAATTGTTGCATGGACTTTTCTTGCTTCATCAGTTTTGATTGTGCCTTTGTTGGCCTTATTCAGAATACCATTGCCTGTCTGGCGGTCAAGGATAATACCTTTGTCCTTGACAAGCAATTCACCATCAAATACACAATTAACACCACCTGCAAGAGCAATAAATTCTTCTTGTAGGTTTCCAAGTAATTGTATCTCTTTGCCATTGCGTGAACGGAATTCAACAACACCATTACGCACGATAGCATTGAAACGCATACCATCCATTTTTAGTTGTACGTAGGCAGGGAATTCAATTTTGTTAATTAGTTTTTCATCGTATTGTGAACAGAGCATACAAGGATAATCCATGACCAAATCAGGCCAGATTTTGTTTGCTGTAGATATAGAGACACCGCACCGCAGGTCTTTTTCAATGATACGTTCAATAACCTTTGCATCATCAGCAGATAGTGATGATAAGGTTTCAGTCAGGTGAGCAATTGCTAAATTGCCTGTGACCATTCGGCTTGCAAGAGGGAATAATCGCTTCAATCCTTGTTCGAGGGTCATTCCAATTTTGCCTGTTGTATAGGCGGGAATCTTACGTTGATAGAATTGTGTAAACGGGTCGAGAGCTAAACGAATCACCTCTTTTAAAAGAGCATCATCAGCCTTCAGTTCTAGCAGTTCAATTTTATAGTTACGACCTGCATCTTCGGCAAGTCTGTTCAAAAACGAATTGATATTCATATGTGTCCATTATAAAGAATGTGTCCATCCTATCACGCATCGGATGGTTTGTCAAGCCCTCTGGAGTACTTATAAAGCATGACATAATAGGCAAACTCACGTGGGCAATGTTCAAAATTGGGCAATTTATCACCAT